GAGACAATGTCAGGTGGTGCTATCTTCAGGAGCATGGGTGGCACTGTGGCCTACCTCTCTGACATCACCACAGGTGCCTCTTTCCAGTCAGTCACTACCGCTGGTGCCACCACTTCCAACCAGGTCTTCTTTGCTGCTGGTTCCACCTCCAACGTCATCATCAGCCCTGACCCCAACATCACTCTACAGGACAACTCTGGCACGCACCAGCTAGCTCTCAACGTATCGCTGACTGGCTCGACTGCCTCCTCAGTCACCTTTGTTGAGCCATTCGGTTCACTGGCGCTCTCGATCACTGGTGGCACTGGTGCACACTCACTCTACTTCCCTGTCCGCACTGACCAGGTGGCCACCCTCCATGATGTCTCTGGTCTGACAGAGTCTTACACTACTGTCCAGTTCCTGGGTTCCCCCACCGGTTCCACTGGCTCGATACTCCTCAGCTACGCTGTACCGGCCAACACTCTTGTCAACAACGGTGACAGCCTCAAGGTGCTCCTCGGGGGTTACTACCAGTGCTCCACCACTGGTTCCACACACTCTGCAGAAGTTGACATCTACTTTGGTAGCCAGCTAGTCTACACCATAGGTTCCTCGGCACCCTCCACCTACAACACCTTCACCGCCGAGGTCACCCTTGTCAAGTCAGATGCTAGCACAGTCAGGGGAGTGACACGAGACGCCTCGACAAACCCTGTCACCAACCAGGCCACCGCGGCTGTCTATGACCTCACCGGTCTCAGCTTCTCAGCGCCCATCAACCTCAACTTCAACGGGGTGCTTGGTCAAGACTTCAACAACAAGGTCTTCGCCGAGTTTCTCACAGTAAAATACTTCAGATCGTAATGCCAGACTTACCCTCCTACCAGCAGCTTGTACAGACAGGAGCGATCAGCCCCTACAAGCAGGTTACCTCGGGCACAGCTCAGCTGACCTTGGGCACTTGCGTTGTCCCTTGCACAGCGGTGCTTGCTACCAGCCTGGTCTTTCTCAGCTACGGTCAACCAGCGGGCACTCAGGGGTTCCTCTCAGCACCCAGCAACCTCTTCAACACGGGTTCCAGCTTCACTGTCAACTCTTCCTCAGTGGCTGACAGTTCCACCTTCTACTGGTACGTCATGAACTCGTAATATATACATAAACACGCTCCGCGAATGCCATCTCAGACAGTCTGCCTCTTTGTTCAAGACCCTTTTCTACCAGCGGGTGCTAGCTGGTCAAACTTTGTGCAGCTAGACATTGACCAGACTGAACCCATCAGGATGACCTTGCAAGGGTACGACGTGATGAACTCTAACAATGTCTCTGAGTTCACTAAACCCTTCACGCTACCCAACACTGCTACCAACAACAAGTTTTTCAAGACTGCTTACTCAGTCAACGGAGTGTCCTATAACAGGGCGTTGCTGAACGCAGCTTACTTGACTGTCAACGGTGCACTCTTCAAGTCTGGTAATATCTTGCTGAACCAGGTCATCAGGAACCGCAAGGACGGGACTTACAGCTACGAAGTGCTATTTCAGGGAGCTGTCCAGAACTTCATGGCCTCGATAGGTGCCCTGACTGGTGCTTCTGCCGCAGTCTACAACGGTGCTAGCCCCTACACTCCACCTCCCCAGACGGGCAGGTTGTCTGACCTGGACATGTCAAAGTACAACATTGACTGGACAGGGTTGAGCAGCATAGACGCAGTCAACGGTGTGACTGCTAGCTGGTACACCCTGTCACAACCCGGTTACTTCAAACCTGATGGTAACTTCATCGCTGGAGAGACTGGTTACGGCGTGGGTGGGCCCAACTGTCCAGTAGCTTCCCTAGCAATGAAGGGCCAAGACGGTGACATACTCTTTCCTCTAGTAAACTACGGTTACGACTACAACGAGATAAACAACCAACCTACCGTACCAACCCACTCAGTGGGTTACCAGTTCTCTTTCACTGGAGCCACCTTTGGCCCCTCGCTGGGTTACAACCCTAACCCGACTGCACCCCTCTGGAAAGGTGGACAGCTGGGTATCTCGCAGATGAAACCTGCCATTCGAGCAAGGGCCATTGTCGATGCCATAGTCAACGATGCTGGTTACACTTACAACAGTAACTTCTTGAACGGGCTGGAAACTGTCAGCCAGGCACCCAATTTCAAATTCAGCAACTTGTACTTGTCTACTGAGAACGAGGAGAGGAGCCGTTACCCTGGGTTAGCCTACTTCAAGTGCACTTTGCTGACTCTCTTCAGGGATAACGTGATCGAACAGTGCAAGTCAACTTACAATTTCGAAGACTCTAACTTCACTAGTGTTGGAGCGCATAGCTACTGCCTAGATTACCAGCCCATCTACAACGTGGGCCCCTCGTTCACTGATGGTACAGTTGGTACAGTACCAGTAGTAATCACAGGAACTGCTACTAGAGGGTTCAACTTGACTAACTGGAATAGCAGGAGCGGAAACCCAGGTATAGATGCTACAGGTGGTCTAGCAGCTTACAACGGTGCATGTCCTCCAGTAACGTTCACTGCACCTGTCACTGGTAACTACAGCTTCACGGTGGTAAATGACCAGTTCTTTCCCTCTGGTACTATAGGTGGTATACAGTGGTGGTCTACTGGTGCAACGACTGCTTCATGGACTATTCAAGCTGTCAACGATGCCGGAGTGCAGTACATTGCGCTGACTGGTAGCACCATACACTTTGTGCCTACCACAAGCTCTTCCACTGCTCCAGTTCCTGCTAGTTTTGGCATGAACTTCACGATATTCATGAACGCTAGGGATATCTTGCAACTTCAGGTGACTGCACCCGCTGCTCTACCTGTACACAGCAGTGCAAGGTGCTCCTCAGTCAACATGATATGGATATGCACTGCTTGGCCAACAGGGATGGGTAGTATCCAGGAAATGTTACCTGATAACAAGAAACAAGTTGACTTCATCAAGGGTCTGACTGACAAGTTCAAGCTAGTCTGGGTGGCTGACAAGTCACAACCCTACCACTTCAGCAACGTGCAACCCTGGACAAACTGGATACAGAGCGGTAACAAGCACGACTGGACACACAAGCTTGACGAGGGTTCTCCCGTGACAGATACTGCCCTTTACAGGGACATGAAACGGGAAATGTTCTTCACCGACGCTGAAGATGCTGACTACCTCAACTACCTCTACCAGCAGAATAACAAGTACGTCTACGGTTGGTTGAGGACAGACTCTGGTATACAGACTATCACTGGTGAGCAGAAAGTGGAAGGGTTCTTCGCACCTGTACCCCTGGGCCCAATAGGTTACAGGGCTGGAGGTTCTAACGAGCAAGTTCCAGACACTGTAGGTATGATGATACCCCACTTCGCTAAGGCTGACCAGGTGAACCCGATGAACAGCGTTGCTACCTCGGTGGGAAAGATACTACCCATAGTTCAAGTTCCGAGGTTATTCTACTACAACGGTGTTGTCCCTACACCAACCTACAGCTTTCATGATGCAAATACTATGTGGACTGCACCTACTAACTTTGGTAGAATAAACTGGAGATTCTGGGATGACATGTCCTCCAACGGGGGTTCTGGTTACTCACCAGCTGACCCTAGCAACCCAGGTGGTGGTGTGGTGGTGGTAGAAAGGGGTGCTTCTTCTGGCCCGCTAGCTGCTTACCCACTAGTTTCTAGCGTTGACCACATAGGAGTCTTCTCACCCAACACTATTTCTCAAGGGCCCGCTGCTTCTGGGTTGCACTGGGACTACTCTTCTTGGATAAACCCGCCAGCCAACAGCGTGGCAGCTTCTTCCACCTATACTAGCTACTCTACACCTGTCCCTAACTTGGAGCAGGGTGCTGCTGGTGCTTTTCAGGTCTACTGGTCTAAGTGGTTCAACTGCATGTATGACCCCTTTGCCAGCAAGTTGTCGATGACCCTAGTGCTGACTTACCAGGACGTGCAGCAACTGCAGTTCAATGACCAGGTGTACATAGTGGACTCTTGGTACTTTGTGACTAGCATAGAAGATTACATAGTCGGGGAGATCTGCAAGTGTAAGGTCAACTTAATAAAGATAAACAATTACCAGGGATAATGGCTGATCAAGAACAGTTTGGTGTCAAGATAGTTACTGACGGAGTAGAAGAGTTCATCAGTTACACCCAGAATTTGAGAAATCAGCTGAAGGGTGCTAACGAGCAGATGATTGCCATGAGAGAAGACTCGAAAGGTTTTGCAATAGCAGCAGCAAACGCAAAAGCTTTCAGGACAGAGCTCATGGAACTCAGAAATGCTTCTAAGCCCCTTGAACAACAGATGAGAGGTATTGGTAATGTTGCTAGATCATCTTTTAGGTTAGCTACTGAGGCCACTGAAGCATTCGGCCTAGAATCTAAGAAGTTAACTCAAGCTATGGCAATGGCTGCTGGAGCGATTGAAGTAGTCAATCTAGCTCTAGAAACTCAAAAGGTATTGCTACCTGTTGTGACACAGCTACAGTTACAACTTGACGCAGCAATGGATGCTAACCCTGTCGGGGCAATCATTGCAATCACGGCTGCATTTGTTGCTATGGGAGCTGCTCTAGCTTACCTGATCACAGACACTGAGAAAGAAGTTAATGCACAGAAACTCTTGAACGAACAGCTATCATTGTACCTCAACGAGACTGCTGCCATTGCTCAGAACGATGCTGCTAGAACTGCGATAGCCACAAAGAGCATTGCTCAAATCTACGCAGCTCAGCATGCAGCTCTAACTACTAGCATAACTGCAGCAGACAATGCTGTCAATGAATCTTACAGTAAGTACTTAGCAGCAGAAGAGTCAAAGAGAGAAGAAGCAAAGAAGACATACGATCAGGCTGTGCTCACTGCAAATAATTTACGTAACGAGCGTCTCAGGATTGAGATCGAGTACACTGACAAGCAAAAAGAGATTGATGATAGGGCAGCGTTAGCAGTTACTTCTAACTACGATAGGCAAAGGTTGGCTCTACAGCAAGAAAAAGCCAAAGAAGTTGAAATCTGGAAAGATAATGCAGACAAGTTAACAGAGCTAGATACTATCTACAATGACAAACTTGCAGACATAAATAATGCCCAGCGAAAAGAAGAAAGGCAAGAAAAAGAGAAATCTATCAGTGATGAAAATGAGCTAGAAAACTCAAGAATAATTGACGCAGTACAACGTCAGAAAGCTGAACTCTCTGAAAAACAGAGACACGAACGTGAAATGGCAAGCGAGGGTATAGAAGCTGCAAAAGCTGAGGGTAAAGATGTTTCTGAGCTAAAGAGACAGTACATAACTCTTACTAAGAAACAAGAACAAGAATGGACACAGTTTGAAAGAGATCAAGCTGCTCTGAGGACAAAGTTCTTGATGGATGAACAAGCAGCTAGAGATAAGTTACTCGATAATCAAGAGAAATCTAGAGAAGACCTTGCTGCAGCAGAAGTTTCTCTTCAGAAACAAACAGAGAACGATATTGCTAGCCTTGACAAGACAGGTGTTCAAGAAGAGAACTTGGCATATGCTAGAAAGCTAGAAAACATAAAGAATTACTTTGACAAAGTAATAGGGGAGAATGTCATAAGTGACGAGGAAGCAAAGAAGCTGAAAAAGTTAAGAGATAATGCTATTGAAGCTGCTAACAAAGCTCATAATCAGAAGCTTCAGAAAGATAACGAGACTACTACTGAGAAACAGCTTGAGCTCATGAAAAAGGAGATACAGGCAGCAAAAGACAGTGTCAAATTACTAGATGCTACTAACCAACTTGCTAACGAGTTACAAGCAGACAAGTTAAAGAAAGGAGAAACGCTGTCTATAGCTGCTCAGAAATCTGCTTTTGACAGAAACAAAGCACTTTCCATAGCTAACATAGGTATACAGATAGCAGAGGGTGAGATATCAGCAGTCATAGCAGCAGCCAAGATAACTTCTCAAGCAGGTATACCAGGTATAGCAATAGGAGCAGGTTACTTGGCAGCAGAAGAAGCCCTGATAGCAGCTACAGGAGCAATTGAGATAGCAGCAATACTGGCAAAGAAATTTGAACCAGACTCTTCAAGCTCTTCTAGTTCAGGTTCGAAGTACGCTCTTGGTGGTATCTTGGACGGCCCTTCACACGCGTACGGTGGAATAAAGACCAGTTTTGGTGAACTAGAGGGACACGAGGCAGTGATAAATAAGGTATCTACCTCCATGTACAAGCCAATACTCAGCGCTATCAACGTGGCGGGTGGTGGAAGACCCCTGACAAACCAACCCTTGCCAGCTGCACCCACACCAGTGGTGAAAGCCTACGTGGTAGACTCTGAGATGAGTAGCCAGCAAGAAGCTACCAAACGTATCCAGAGAATGGCAGGCATGAACAACAGGTAAAACAACAAACAAGAAAATGGCAAGCAAGAAGATAATGGAGTTCGTCCTCCCACCTGACGAGGAAGAGGGAATGAACGCGATAGCCCTGGTGGACGACCCGGCGACGGGTGTAGAGATGCAGTACTTCAAGCGTCAGGAAACTGTGAAAGACTGCTTCTCTGGTCTAGACCAACTCTGCGAGGAGATGGGAAGGGACAAGGCTTTCAAGAACTCCTACAGGAGAAAGGACAAGTACTTCTCCACCGAGGACCTGTTTCTCATGGACAAGATACTCAGACCCTGGTTCAGGAATGGTGAGAACGTCTTTGACTTTGCAGGAGAGCACAAGTTCTCCAGGGAAGACTACGTGATAGAGGGTAGCAAGCAACTGTGCTTTGTCAGCGAGGAGAGGAGACTGGTGATGGCACCGGTGATGATACCTGACAAGCTGATACTGAGGGTAGACCCTGAGACCAAGGAAGAGTACTACGGTTTCTTCTCTGCAGACACTATCTCAACAATGCAGGAAAGGTACGCTAAGAACCTGCTCATCAACAACAGCAACCTCATGCACGACAGCACTCTGCCCACTAGCGTGGTGATGAAAGAGAGCTGGATAGTGGAAGACCCCAAAGCTGACAAGAGCGCTTTCTTCGGTTTCAGCATGCCCAAGGGGACATGGATGACAGTGCTGAAAGTACTGGACGACGTGACATGGAGCATGGTCAAGAACAGGGTGCTGAAGGGTCTGTCGTTGCAAGGGATGTTCGACACAAAATTTGTCAGGTGGCAGTGAAACTAGATATCAACAAGTTCAGCTTTGCTCAGCTGGTGAGCAACAACTCAGGTAAGACTAGTGGCAGTGGCACCATGGGTTGCCTCACCTGCTTTGCGGGCGTGATAGGCTTCTTGCTAGGGATGGTGGACAAGATGTGGTTGAGCAAGACTGCAGACGTCATGAACAGCAGCATAATCGTGGTGACAATAGGAGCAGGTTTGCTGGGCTACAGGAAGAGCCAACCAGACCCTGTAGTGGCTGACGATGCTAGCACAACAGAGGGAGAGCCCGTAGACCCTCCCGTTGAAGACGCTGGACAAAGCTAGAGATGTCTTACCAGAGTAAATGTAACATCGTAGTATCCAGGGTAAAGACCTGATAACCGTATAGTATCAGTTCCGTACTCTCTTTCTGTCAGAAGAAGTACACCGAAACCACCTTCCCATGACTCTACTTGTACTACACTGTCTGATATGTGAGTGTATTCCTGAGTAAATACAGGATAATGACCTACACTAGGTCCTGAAAATGCTACGCTATCGTAGGTAAACTTTACTGTGTCTGCATTTCCTAAAGTGATATCGTACCACACGCAACTCTCAAGCTCTGCAGAGGGACTCATATAGCTTGAAGAGGGTGTTACTGACCTGGAGTCAGCTTTCTTTGTGCAGCTTCCCAGGATCATCATCAGTCCTGCTGCAATTACTAGTGCTTTCTTTCTCATAGATTTGTTTTTAACCAGTTAATGAATATTTTTATGTACTCCCATGCCCTCTTTATCATAACCTTTCAAAATTGTAGAAGTTCTTGACGTTCCTGTTGAAACTCTTGCCCGCTGACTTTGCCCTCTTGAGCTTCAGGAAATCCTCGTAGGGCACCCTGGAGTACCTGTAAGTGCCACCGTTGAGGAAGTTGATGACTAGTTTCTTGGTAGTCATGTCGTACTCCATGCTTCCCAGGTTGGAACTGTTCTTGAAATCGTGCTTCTTGAGTGTGGTGATCATATCAGTTAATTTTTACTAATGCAAGTATTCCGTTGAATTCGTCTGCCTTGATAGTAGAGGTTACTTCCAGGAACCGCATGATCAGAAACATTGCTAGGGATTTTTCTCTAGTAATGTCTCTCTTGTTCATTGCTAGCTCCTCGCAAGTTTCTATCATGATACTCTTTATTATTTCTCTGCCCTCCTTGTCTGATTTTACGTACATACTGTCAATCTCAATCATCTGCTTGTTGAGACTCTCAATGTCACTTTCATCAACATCGAGGCTGAAAGCAAAACCTCGAGGTTGATCATTCTTGTACAAGAAGTGCAGTGTCTCTATGCTTAACCTGTCAGTGTCCTTGTTGGGGAAATCTATCAGCGTGCGGCTCAGGAACTCTCTTACCAGTGGTGTCATATAGTATTGAATTATATTGTAAATTTAACCAAATAATTCATAAGTAAGAAAGGAGGTTCCTAAAAAGGTCACCAAATTATCATCTCACCCTCTTCAAGTTTCTTGACTGCTACCCTTAACTCTTCTACAATCAGACTGGGCAAGTCTTTCTCTTGAACAGTCACGTTTCCTAAGTCTATCTCGTAAACTCTCACCAGTTAAAGAACTTGTCAAGAAACTCTGCTACCCTTTCCTCGACAAACCCTCTCTTGTTGGAGCCAATGTCATGGTACTTTCCTGTCTTTGGGAATAGGTCAAGTTTCCTCGTACCCTTTGTCACCCTTATTTGGTAGTCTGTAACGTGGTAGAAACTCACTGGGTTTGCTTTGCACCACTTCTCCAGTTTGTCAAGAAACTCTTGCTCTCTCTGTTGTTTTGAAGGTATCATGGATTTTTTATGGTGTGCACCAAGGTGTTTTGTTCAGAACTATTGTTGATTTGCAATAATACAAAAGGTGGTTGGGTGGGTGGTTGATACACTAAGCGAAAGGGAAACAGTGGTAACAGGGGAGTCAGGTGGGCGGGTGCCCTTTAGCATCAGACGAGACCTGACAAGAGACAAGTTACACCACCAAGGAGAGCTCGAGCCAGTTAAGCAGTCGAGCTGACTAACAACCAATTCGTAGCTAGACAAAGAAAGACCACCACCTCCAAAGAGGTGGTGTCCACGCTAGAACAGGTTCCCCTTGAAGACCCTCTTGCTCTCTCTTGCAGCCAGTATCATCTTCCACTTCAGTTTCCTCAGCTTCTTCTCTCTCTTTGTCATGTTCAACTTAACAAATTTGTGCTGAGCCTTTTTCTCCTCAGCTCGTACTCTGCTAGTATTTTCTCTAGCTTCTCTAGCACCACTTCTCTCTTCTTCAGCTCTCTCTTCTTACCGTTTATGTAACAGTGCGTGTTCTGGTAGTACCTCCTGCTAGCACCCACGTTAGCTTCCACTTTCTCGTTCATGCGGGTTCCCATCTGTCCAGTTTTCAGGAACTCCATGTCCCTTTCCATGTTGACTTTCCACCTGGGTTCTCCCAGTATCTTCACGTTACCGTCCTCGGTAGTCAACCTGTGTAACTCGCTGTCCAGCAGCCCAGGGTTCTTCTCCTGGATGAAGCACATGTGACAGACCCTTGCGAAGACCCCGTAGACGTCTGGGTGCAACCTCTGCCAGTCGTTGTAGTGCTTGACCTTGCAAGAGTAGCTGAAACTATCGAAGGCCAGGGTGTCTGGGTGCTCCCTTCTCCACGTTGCTGGGTCAACCTTTGCTAGCTCTCCAATCTCTAGGTCGTGACCAACTTTCCACTCTTTCACGCATTTTAGTATGTTTGGTTTATATATCGCTTGAAACAGACCCTTTTTGAGTTTTTCGCAGTTATATAAATTAGAAGTTAAAAAACTTAAACTGAATGACAAACAAAGAAGCGTTCAAGCAACTCAGAGAGTCACTGTTCGGGGCAAAGAAAGACCAGAAGTTCGCTACTGAGATCACTACCACCGACGGTACCACGCTGCAGTGCGATGACCTAGCTGTTGGTAACGTCCTCTACGTGAACGGCGAACCAGCTGACGAGGGAACCTACTCCACTCCTGACCAGGAGATCACTGTCGACAGCAATGGCACCATACAGAGTATTGAGTCTACTGACTCCCCTGACGGTGGTGACCAGACAGAGATGGCTGCTGACGATGCAAGCGCCGAGACTATGGAAGCAACACCAGCTGAAGCTGCTGGAGAAAAAGTGGATGACGTGAAATCAGACCATATCAAAGCTCTGGAAGACCAAGTCACCGAGTTGAAGAAAGAACTTGAAGCTCTCAAGTCAAAGTCAAGCACAGACTCTCAGGAAATGGCGGCTGTCAAGAAACTTGTCGAAGATCACAAGGCTGACATGGCCAAGGAACTGAAGAAGTTCGCCAGGATACCCGGTGCACCAAGCGCTGAGAAGCAAACGTTCGCAGCACAGAGCACTCCCGAAGCCCAAGCAAGGACAAAGGCTGAAGAGTTCAAGAGACTGAGAAGGGAAGAAATCTTCGCAGCTGTCGAGAGAAACGGCAACCAATAAATCAAAAACTAAACACCCACAATGGCAGTATTTAATACCGACCTTTCAGCACTGGCAACGTACATTGACCAGGTAAGCTTTGAAGTAATGACTATGGCTGTGGCCGAGTCGCACATCGCAAACTACACTCAGAACCGACCAGGTTTCTCTGCTGGTGTTGTCAACATCAACGTGATGAGAGACATCACCACAATCTCTCCAGCCGCTGCTGGTTTCACTGGTGATGGCTCGGCAGCTTCATGGGCAACCATAGCTATGCCAATAGCTGACCTGCAGGACAAACGTATCATGTCTGGTGAGATATTCAGGAACTACTACCTTTCTAAGTTCCTCAGCCCCTCTGCTAACGTGGAAACTATCCCTGACGACAACTACCTGTTGAACCTGATAAGTAAGGAGATCGACCTCTTGATCGAGAAGATCATATGGTACGGTGATGCTCCGTACGGTGGTTCAGGTGTTCTGACCGGTATCGTGGCTGACACCTACTACGGTGCAACAGGTTCTACCTCAGCGTTCGGCCAGCTCAACCTGCCAATCTTCAACGGTGTCACCGGTACGACTGGTGCTTCTGGTAGCATACAGTGCTGGACTGCTGATGTCAACCTTTCTGGTGTGACTGCTTCTGCGATCACTCAGATACAGGCGATGGTCGATGCAGTACCTGACGCTGTTCTCAACAGGGATGACCTGGTTCTCTACACTTCTAACAGGAACTACAGGAAGCTGATAGCAGCGATGTGGAGATCAAACTTCTACGCTGGTAGCACTTACAATGACCAGAAAGCTGTGGGTCTTGGAGCTGACAACCTCGGTTTCATCTTCCCTGGTACAAACATCAGGGTCGTACCTTTCGCTGGTCTGGGTTCTTCTTGCCGAGCGATCATCGGTCCCAAGGAGTACTTCATCTACGCTTACGGTCTCAAACCGGGCATGGAGTTCGCCAAGATGGAGTACCTGTGGTTCACTGACTCTGTGCAGATGATGTTCAAGTTCAGAGTGGGTGCCAAGATCGCCTTCCCTGAGAACTGGGTAACTAACAGCTTAGCTTAACCTTAAACAAACGGGAGAGTCGGTAAAGTTCACCGACTCTCCCCTAAAATACTAGAAACACAAATGGCATTATCAAGTGGAATAGTCAACCAGCCGATCACCAAGAAAGCTGGGTTGAAGACGCTCTGGATACTGGGAGGAACTGTCAGTTCCTACGGGCCCTACGTCTCTCCTGCTACCTACCTTGACCCATCACTGGGTGCTACTGGTCTGACCTCTATCGGTGGGACTGGTACGTGGTACAACTTCGCTCTACCCAAGAACACTTCTAGCTACTCAGAAGCTCCAATGAGGTCTGGCGAGAACAGCTCGCTCTACTACGAGGGCACCCTGACTGCAGAGTTCTACGGTCCCAACGCTGCAAACGATATCATACTCCAGAACTTGCTGTCTGCAAGGTTCCTGAAAATAATTGTCATGTACAATGATAATACTTACAGAGCTATTGGTCTTGATAACGGTGCAGAGGTTAAGACTGCTCCTAGCGGAAGCGGTACGAAACCGGGAGACAACCTTAACTACAAGGTGACTTTCACTACTGAGGAGAATAACTCAGCTTACTGGTTGCAGAGCGACATAGCTACTGTTTGCGCAGCATTCACTGTTCAACCACAGACAGCTTACTAAGAGCAAAACGATTAACTCAGTGGGAGATGGGGATACAGTCTCCGTCTCCCACTGTCTTATTATAACACTTCAAGATGGGAATAACGTCTAACATAGGCCTACCAGCAGTCACGAAAAAGTCAGGAGTCAGGGCAGTCTGGGTCTTGGGAAACGATGCCCAGGGTAACCCACCCAACATAACCAGCTTTGGTGGTTTCACCAACCCTCCCACCTACTTGAACCCTGGCTTCACTATTTCTCCAGGGGGTCTGGGTTCTCAGTCGATTGTAGGTACGGGAACTTGGTACAACTACGCTATTGTCAAGGGTTCTGGAGACTACAAGCAGAAGCAGGTGAGGTCGGGCGAGAACAGCTCAATCTACTACGACTGCACCCTGACCTTCACGCTAGCTGCGGGTAATGAGAAAGACGCTGACACCACTGAACCAGCTTTCCTTGAGAGCCAGTTGCTGACACTCTCCAGCTTGCGTTACAACAAGGTCATCATCCTCGACTACTCGGGTAACTACAGAGCTCTGGGTTTCTTTGACGGTCTGGAAGTGACTGATGAGACAGACTCCAGCGGCAAGAAACCCGGTGACAACAACGGTTACAACGTGACAATGTACTCTCAAGAAAGAAACAGGGCACTGTGGTTGAGCACAGACATAGTGACTGCTTGCTACGGTCAACTTGTCAACCCGATGACAGCTTACTAAAATTCTCTTTCTAGAATGCTCAACTTTGCCCAGGGTGCCACCTGTAACTTTGACCTCAGCCTGGACTCCAGGAGCCCAAGTTACCAGATGGTCTTCACGAGCCAGATGAGTCAACAGTCAGTCTCTGTGGTTCCAGTGGTGGTCTCTGACAACCCCCGGTGGGTCAGTTTTCAGGTCTACTTGGTAGCTGGTTCAGCCTCGTTGGGTTACGTGACTCTCGAACCAGCAGGAACTTGGAACTACCAGCTGCTTGACAACATGGGTAACCTCTTGAACGAGGATATCCTGAACATCGAGTACAGTTGCCCAGAAGTCACCTTCTACGAGTACGTCAGCTCCAACGAGAACATGTTGACTTCTGCCTACACCTCAGGTCCTTGTCAGGGGACAGGAGCGACGGTGACATTCGACTTAAGCTTGGACACCAGGGCTGACAGTTACCAGATACTCTTCACTAGCCAGGTGACGCAGCAAACTCTCTCAGTAGTGCCAGTGGTGGTCACCAGCAACCCGAGGTGGGTCACCTTCGAGGTCTACAACGGTGCAGGTTTGACTGCAGGTTACGTTAACTTGTACCCATCAGGAACTTGGAACTACCAGGTGCTTGATAACTTGGGTAACTTGTTGCTAGAGTCAGTGATGACTATCGACAGCCCCTGTCAGGAAGCTGTTTTCTACGAGTACGTCAGCTCCAACGAGAACATGTTATCTTCAGTCTACACCTCTGTCATCAATTGTGCAGAGTGCCCTGTCTGGAATACTGACCCTGACATCTGGCAGCTAGACACTGGAATATGGGAGTGCTATTAATATATACATTGCGATGAATTTAACAGGTGATCAGATAAGGAATACGTACCCTGCGCTGCTAACAGTTGGAATAGGCGGGCTCACCGGCCTTACTGGTCTGACTGCTGTTCAAGACGGTCTCGGTGTCAGCAGCTCCCTGCAAGTGGGTGCGCCGGGAGAGGGTATAAATGTCCTGGGAACGTTGCTAGTCAACGGGGTTCCCTTCACAAGTGGAACCGGCTCTCAAGGGCCTCAGGGTTGGCAAGGAATAGCAGGTTCTGCTGGAGCTGCTGGTACACAAGGTTTCCAGGGTAACCAGGGCTTTCAAGGCAGACAAGGTTTCCAGGGCTTTCAAGGAAATTCAGGTAACAATGGTGCACAAGGGTATCAGGGTAACCAGGGACTGCAGGGTAACACCGGAGCCTCTGGAGCAAGTATTACAGGCGCGCAAGGTTTCCAGGGCCCTGGAGGCGGTGGAACTGCTTCTGTTGGCCCACAGGGTCCTGCAGGTAACCAGGGATTCCAGGGTTCAGCAGGTAACGCAGGCACAGCTGGAGCTACAGGGGCAGCTGGTAATCAAGGTTTCCAGGGCTTCCAGGGTGCTGCCGGATCTGCAGGAGCTGCTGGCTCAACAGGTGCTCAGGGTAACCAAGGTTACCAGGGTTGGCAAGGACTAGCAGGTTCTGCTGGAGCTGCTGGTACACAAGGTTTCCAGGGATGGCAAGGCAACCAGGGATGGCAAGGTCTTGCCGGTTCAGCTGGAGCTACAGGGGCAGCTGGTAATCAAGGTTTCCAAGGATTTCAAGGCCGCCAAGGCTTTCAAGGTAACCAGGGCTTCCAGGGTAACCAGGGAGTAGCAGGTGTGACTGGTAGCGGTACGCAGGGCTTCCAGGGCCCTGCAGGTAGTGGTGGAACTGCAGCTTCACAAAATCTCCAGTCAGTCACCACCCTTGGTGCAACCACTACTAACCTTGTCTCTTGGATAGGTTCTTCCACAATAGCAAGCACTCAAATTGGCCCCGGTCTCGTTCAAGTTACTGAGTTCAACCAGGGAGTGGGTTTCATCAACTCCCAGGGTGGTGCAACACAGACAAGTATAACTTACGGGCTCTCCGCAGGTGGATCGATCGCGCTGGTAGCCTCTGTCACGGGTGGAACTGGTAACGCAGTTCTTCTCGTCCCTAACAAGGGGGGTCTGCACACTCTTGCGACTCTTGACGATGTTCAACCTGGCACGACTGGTGCAACAGGAGCTATAGGTTTCCAGGGCTTCCAGGGTAACCCTGGTCTAGTAGGTCCAGCCGGTCCTGCTGGTGCAATGGGTTTCCAAGGTTTCATCGGTAACCCGGGTAATGCTGGCCCACAGGGTTTCCAGGGTAATACTGGTCCAGTGGGTGCTCCAGGGACGCAAGGGTTCCAAGGGTTCATCGGTAACACGGGTGCTGGTTTCCAGGGGCCAATGGGTTTCCAGGGTAACACTGGTGCAACTGGTACAATCTCTGGTGCAGTAAGAGGTGTAACTGCGTCTTTTTACCAGTTTGTTCTAGCAGATGCTTCAGCAACTGTACCTTTCCAGTCTGGTGCTACCACTACAGCTGTCGTACCACCTGGTGCTTCAGTCTCTTTCCCCATAGGAACTGTGCTTAATGTAATACAGTGGGGAACTGGTAAAGTCACCTTCGCGGCTGGTACAACAGCAGTCACCATAAATTCAGTCTCTGGTTACAAGTCACTTAACGGTCAGTACTCAGGTGCAACTTTAGAACTGTTGTTTACTGATACCTGGTCACTTTTAGGAAACATAACCACTTAAGATGTTCTTCCCAGGTTTCATATACATGCCAACAACTGCTGGAACCACTGCTTCAGCAAACCTTCTAGTCTTAGCAGGCGGTGGTGGAGGTGGAGGTGGAGGTTCTACCTACGCTAATGGTGGAGGTGGTGGCGCCGGTGGTCTGATCTACCTCTCAGCTTACACGATCACCGTAGGTGCTTCTTACACAGTCTCTGTTGGTACTGGCGGTACTGGAGGTCTCAACGATTACACTAACTGTACTGGAAAGAACGGAGGTAATTCTGTTTTTAATGACCAGACTGCAGTTGGTGGAGCTGGAGCTGCGGGTTGGTCAGGTGTTGCACCTACCAACGGTGGTAACGGCGCCGGTGGCCCTGGTTACACAACCATGGGTTCCTCTTTCGGTACGACTGGTACAACTGGTCAGGGTAACTACGGCGGTGCAGGCGATGGCCCTTCTTACACTGGATCAAATGGCTCAGCTGGTGGTGGTGGTGGTGCAGGCAGCGCTGGTGGAAACTACTCAGGTGGTGGAGTCATCGGTGGTGCAGGTGGGGCTGCCGTGAATTACAACATAACTGGAGCTACTGTTAGTTACGCAGGTGGTGGCGGTGGCGGTGGCTCAACTACAGGTGGTGCAGGTGGCACTGGCGGAGGGAACGGTGGTTCTGGAAATGTGAACGGTACTAACGCTACTGCTAACACTGGTGGAGGTGGAGGTGGAGCTGGAGCTGCTGGTTCCGGTGGTGGTACTTACGGTGGTAACGGTGGTTCAGGTACAGTAGTCATCTCTTTCTTGACATCCTCTGTCCCTAGTTACACTGCTACAGGAACTTACACAGCCACTGTCGTGGGTAGCAACACAGTAGTGCAATGGACTTCTGGAACTGGCACAATAACTTTTAACAGCTTCTACACTACCACACAGTACGCCGCCCAACTCAACCCAATCTCGGGTACATACGTGCAGTACATGTCTACCCCTAACTTCACGGGTAACCCTACTGCCTTTAGTGTATCAGCCTGGGTTTATTTGTTGTATACTCAAGCAGGAAGAACTTACTTCAGTAACTACAGCTCTGCAGGCACAGGATGGGTAGTCGGTATCGATGACTCGACAAATAACTTGATCAAGTTTTACGCTGGTTCAGCTACGTTCAACTCTTCTGTGACACTCTCTAATTTTACGTGGTATCACGTTGTACTAACTTACGATGCGAGTGCTAGTCCAAAGATGAACTTGTACATTAATAATAACACTCCTGAGACTAGCAACCTTTCTTTAACTTACAGCGGTACAGCAGTCAACAATGTCATAGGTCAGCTGACGGCAGGTAGTAACAACCAGTCATTCGCGGCTAACATGACATCTCTAGGGTACTGGACAAGGGCTATTACTTCTACAGAGGTCAGCTACCTCTACAATAGCGGCGACCCTCTACTCTATTCTTACATGACAGGATCAGTGCTCACCAACTTAGTCAGCTGGTACGACCTTTCAGAAGCTACTGGCACTACTAGGGTAGATTCAGTCTCGGGTAACAACATGACAGATACTACCTCAATAGCCAGAGTAGCTAGGTAACAAAAGACACAAGATGACTCCCTGTAACCCTTTCACGATAACGGACAACAAGGTCAGCATAGAACCTTGTAACTACGCGCTTGGTGACGCTACCCTCTACGATACATTGAACCTCTCCTCTGTCGACACTTCCACTGGAAAGTTGCTAGTCACTTGCTTCCTCAGCTCAAGCTCTGGCACCACTTACTCTCTAGACTTAGTCTTCAGCGATAATGACTTGACAGAGTACAACACAGAGGGTGCTAGTTGGCTCTTCTGCAAGATTTCCAGGGTCGCAGAGCTGAACATTGTCAGCTAACAAGAAATGAATATATAGATTACATGGCAAAGACACTTTACCAATCTGACAACGGTCAGTTCTATGATACTCCTGAACTTGCTTACGAGGCAGACGCTACACACCTGTTAAAACTCCTGAAAGAGACTGCTTACTCAATGCTTCTTCATGACGATGCAGGGTTTAAGTCAATCTTCACCACTCCCAGAGTGGACGCGAGAATGATGGCTGACTCGATAGTTAACAACCTCGATGCCTGGAAAAAATTACTTGAGACTGTTTCTGTTTGGATGAAAATTACTGAACCAGATGCACAACGATAACTCTTCTAGCAACGTGTTAATGTCACTCAGCATGGCTCTTTCCTGGGTTTACCAGTTTAGCTCTAGCCACGTGATAGGTTTTCTGACATCCATAGTGCTAGTTCTCACGATAATCAACCAGTACCACTCTCTAGTAAAGTACAGAAAAGATAACAAGCATGGCCGTAAATAAGATAGGTTTTAAGTCAGACACTCCTGAGAAAAAGGACAAGCTAGGCCCTCTCCACCAGGAGAACTTTGCCACTATCTCTCTCCCGAGGATGACTGAGGTCACTGACAAGCGCAGCAACTTTGTCATGTTTGGTGGTGATAACCAGTACCCCACCTTCTTGAGAATGCTCTACGACAGCTCAGCCCTCCACAGGACTTACTGTAACAAGAAGATAAGGGAAGCCTTCGCTAACGGTCTCACCTACGACAAGACTGAGGATAACTACTTCTTGAACGTGGCTAACAAGTCAGGTGAGACGTGGAACGATGTCTTCTTCAAGTGCCTCTCTGACTACGTGATTTTTGGTGGTTTCTGCTTGAACCCTGTCTGGGATGCTGCAGGTGAACGAGTCATCTCCATACAGCACGTTGACTTCACTAGAGTACGTTCGGGTATCTACAATGCTGACTTGGAAGTGCACCAGTACTTCCTCTCGTTCGACTGGAACCGTACTAGAGAGTACCCATGGAAAGTCTTCACTAAGTACGATCCTGACGTGGCAAGAGAAGCTGCTAAAGCTGGTCTCACTGACAACCTCTCGCAAATATTCTACTGCTCTGAACCCTCCTCTGGAAGGATATACTACCCGTTACCTGACTACATAGGTGCTGCTAACGATATCCAGATTGACATAGCGGTGGGTCGTTTTCACCTGGCAAACCTCGAGAATGGTCTCCTTCCTTCCATGCATGTGGCGCTCATCGGTGACTTCACTGACGAGGAAAAACAGAAGATGTACGAGGAACTGAGGGGAAAGATGACAGGCTCCTTCAACGGTGGCAGGATGATCATCACCAACGCTAGGGACAAGGACTCTGTAGCAATAATCACTCCGCTGACACTTGCTAACGATAGCTACTACCTGGAGATCGAGAAGAGAATAGGACAACGTATCGCCATGGCCCATGGGATAACTTCACCGTTGCTAGTGGGTGACAGGTCAGTCTCTGGTGGTCTGGGTAACAATGCCGACGAGCTCCAGACTGCTTGGCTCTACTTCACCAAGGAGACTATCGAGAAGATCAGGCTCCTGCCCATCAGGATATTCAACCAGCTGTCTACAGCCTCTGGTTACGACGGTATCCTCAGCGTCATACCCACCCAACTCTTCACTAATAGCCAGATACAGGAAGTTAGCAAGAACACTAACCAGAACGATACTGTCTCCACTCCCAACTCTGGAAACAACACTAACCCGACAACCTAATGGCAACACAGACATTCGCGCTATTCACCTCTGAGGAGAGGCTCAAGATGTTCTCTCCAGTCGACTTGAACGTGCAACCAGAGAAGATACGCCCTTTCATCCAGACTGCTCAAGACATGCAGCTACAGGCCATGATGGGTTCCAACTTCTACCAGGTGCTCCTGGCTCAGGTGGTGGCCTACGGTAACACGGGTAACACAGACCCATCAGTCTTCTCACCCTTCTACCAGACTTTCATAGAAGAGTTTGTCGAGCCCCTAGTGATATGGTCGACCATATACGATTACCTTCCCTGGGCACAGTACAAGATATACAACACTGGCCTGACAAAGACAGGTGTGGAACCACACTCTGGTAACAGGGACGCTGACGCTAAAGCTCTGGACATGCTGTTGTCCACAGTCGATGCCAAGAGACAGAACTACAAGGAAAGGCTGAGGCTGGAGATAATCATCAATATCTGGAAATACCCTGACTTGGTAGTCTTCTCGGCTAACCAGAACATGCAACCCACTTTCCAGCCCAACTATAACCACGGTATATTCTTACCCAAGTCACCCTCTGCAGTTGTCAACCAGAAGTACGGTGCTGAGGGCATGAACGCAGCCACCTCAGAGTACGAGCTAGCTCTCCTAGCTGATTTCTACTCACCCTGGAGGCTGGGTTAACTCTCTCCGTGCTCAGCCACGTAACCCTCCCATGCACCCTTTAGCAGGTTCAACCTTTCTGCTCTGCAACTTGGGCACTTTGAGAAAGCTTCTTTCTTCTCGCAGACTTGGTTAGTGATGTAGAAGATGTTGACCCACTCTTGCTCTGTGTAACTAGCTGGCTGAAGAGACTTGTTCTTTAATCTCTTGAACTCCTGAAACATCTTCGGCGTCAGCTTCTGTGTAGTCTTCATTTGCAACTATCATCTTGTTTATTGCTTCTATCGTGTAGTTGTGGAGAAGCACTTCCACTGTCGTAGCACGTACCTTGTCCTTGGCTGCTTCCAGCTCAGTGATGATACCCGCTTTCGTGAACTCTAGCATGTGTCCCTCCTTCTCGGGAGAGTAAGCCAGAGTCTCTGCTAGCTCTCCAGCGCTGTTCAACGCTTCCGCTCTCTCCTCGATAGCCTCCGCCTTGCACTTCTCAAAGTTGGTCATGGCTGAGACCAACATTCTCCTCAACCAGTCATTGAAAGTTATCTCTAGCCTTTCCTGTGGTAGCTTGTCCAGCAGCTCTATGCCCAGCTCTTTTACCAGCTTCAGCTGCTTCTTTGTCAACTTGTCATTGCTCTTCATCATCTCAGTAGGGTTGTTTTAAGTAGTTGCTGTAGTGCGCTCCCAGCTCGTTTATCATTTCCTGCACTTCCTTCTTGGTCTTCGGTGCTGCAGTCACCCTGATCATCTTGTTGATCAAGTATACTAGGTCAGCGATGTGCTTGGGTTCCCAAGCCTCCCTGCTCAGCGTCTTCTTGCCGATTGTCACGTACTTGGCAAGGTCTTGTAGTGTCAGTTGCGAGGGTCTCATCAGTACGTTCTCATGTATTTTTCTGTCCAGAAAGCAGCCACCGAGGCAGCTCCTGAACACGCTAGCCAGCAGTAGTCTCCAGTGCCCACCCATATCACGAAGAGCACCCAGAACGACATGCAGACTGAGCAAGTGAGGGGTTTGAACCTTTCCACACCCACCAGCTTAACTACTGCTTTGTACACCCCGCTCATCATCACGTTTGCCACGCTTGCTCCTACCAGGAGACTTACCAGTAACTTCTCTATCATCGTTCATCTTTTTTGCCTCGTTCTCAGCGTCTGCTCTGACGAAGTAAGTGGTGGCCTGGAAGGGTGTCCCCAGAGTCAGGCCGTTCTTGTGCAAGTAGAGAGATATCTCTTCAGGGTTCTTGACGACCACCTCAGCCCTCTTTCCCGGGGCTTGTATCAGTAACCACATTCTCGCGTGTTTTCTTTTCTTGTGACTGACTCTCGAGTAGCAGTTCATCAAGTTCTTCAGGTGCCACTTTCCCATTCCCCTGGGTGTTATCATCTTCTTGCAGACTGGGCACATAACTTTCTCAAGGGCACCCTTCCTAGCCTCGTCCATGCGTGCTAGAGCCTCTGGGGGAATATCCTTGGGCTCGTCTGTCCATTCCAAGTTGCTCAGCTGGCAGTTCGTCTTGTCGCTGTCCAGGAACTTGACTCTGCAAGTGGATGAGAAGGGAGGGGGTGCGAAGAGGGACATTACCAGGGTGTGCAGCATGTGCGTTTTCCTCTTGTTAGTGATGTCCCTGAGGTGCACCACCAGGTAGCCCTGCTTTATCATGCAGGGCTTGACAATCTGCCAGTCGTGTTTCGACCTGACAACTCCGGTGACGTTGACATCGTAAGGGTAATTCTGCAGGAAGTGTTCTCTGTCTATCAATCTATCTTGTAGTTTACCCAGTTCTGGGTCGAGCCGACCGGCCCTTTTGTCCTGAAAGCCTCGATAGCTTTCTCCACTAGAGATTTCTGCAGGCTGTTCAAGTAACCCATGCTGATCAGAGCAAGGGAAGTGTTGATGAGCACCCTGAGGTGCTGCTGTCTCTCGTCCATAATACCTTATATATCACCCAGCTCCCAAAAATCGTCTAGATATATAGCAAGATTCATTGATGGTGCATAAGCGGTAAAAACTGGTGTCTAAAAGGGCACCAGTTTTTTTGAAAGCTCTCCAGTGTTAACTTAATCAATCACCAGGGTGCATGGTACACAGGGAGATCCTGTGGCCCGGAGTTTACTATTTCTCCTGCATGAAACATACTAGGGTGATTTTTGTTCAAAAACTTTAAGAGCAGAGATATATAATTCATAAGGAAACTGGCCTTTCACTTAACCCCCATTGAAAGATTTCAGTTAAAAATTTTTGGCGTAAAAAGCCTGGCGAGTGGGTGGGGGCACCGAAGACACTCGCCATTTTTTATGCTTATGCTACAACCACCCAATTACACTCAGGTGCCAAACGAGATCATGGACATCGTAATGAGAAAGTACGCAGACAAACCTCACGCTATCGTTGTCCTACTTGCTATTTGCAGGAAGACAATAGGCTGGCACAAAACTAGCGACATAATATCTTACTCACAACTTAGAGAGATGACAGGCTACGGAAGACCTGTGATAGCTAAAATGACTATGTTACTCTCTAAGGACGGTTACATAACTATCACTTCAACTAAGGGAAAGGAAGTTAGAGCTAACCAGGGTGCTGCTTACTCATTTGATCTCAACATGGATAAAATAAAGAACCAGTTACCGGGGATTACTGGTTCTAGTCAACTTGCAGAAGTAACCAGTAATCCAGGGTTATCGGTACCAGTAATCGGGGATTATCGGACCGATAACCGGGGATTACTGACAAAAGATAATAAAGATACAAAAGATAATAGTCCACACTCAGCCCCTTCTTCCCTTGAAGAGAATACCCAATCTAGCCCTGCAAAGGTTCTAGCTGATTGGGTTCTTAATGAATGGTATCCTTCCTACGGTAAGGCTGCAAGAAAGAACTTGCTAGTTCAAGGCTTGTACGAGGGAGTACCTGAACTCAAGACTCTTTCTACAGAGCAAGCTCTGGATATTAAACAAAGGATGATCGAGCATACTAAATGGTACCGTAGCACAACTGAACTCCAGTTTCAAGCTTCACCGGTAAACTACCTGAAAGACAGGAAATGGGAAGAAGATTTCAAGAGACAAGCTGTCAAGAAATCTAACGAAGACTTTGCAAAAGCTGGAGGTCAAGACTTCGATATTAACAAGTGGGTAACTTACAAGAAAGACTAACAAACAAACAAAAATAAGATAAACATGCCAAAAGGTACAATCTGGATGGGTTCAACCGGTAAAGGAAAGACCACCCTAATGAGGAAAGAAGAGAAAGCTAGCAAATCAAAAACTAAGTATTTCATTCATGTGCTAGATATTCAAATGATGTTGCTCAAGAAAGACGGTCTTGATAAACTATCAGAAATACTAAAGTGGGAAGAACTTTACATAGATGACTTGGGTAAAGAACCAACTATTGTCAAGTTCTTTGGTAGCGAGCTAATGATGATGCAGTACATTCTAGAGAAGAGATACGACATGCAGTTTATTCCAAACTACGGAAATCATTCTTACAAGACTTTCTTTACCACTAACTTGAGTTTTAAAGAACTTGAAGATAAGTATGGTCCAGCTTCTGCTAGAAGAATAGCTGAACTAGCAGATGTGATAGAGCTCTAGCTTGATAAATAAATGGTAACATGACCCAATCCCATGAGGATAAAGCCAGAGACTGTCAAGACCTTCATCATACCCGATAAAGAATTTCAAGAGTACTACAGCATGTACCTGTGCGACAACTTAAAGGTTCAACCTGACGATGTGACGGTAGAGATGGTTCTTGACTACATGTTACTCAAGCTGGTCGAGAAAGAGAACTACGAGAGGTGCACCGTTGTCAAGCTCTTCATTGACAACCCTGACAAGGTAATCGTCAAGAACTTTGACCTCAGGTTGGTCTTGACAGACAAGTAGTTGATTTCCTTAACTCCTAGTTACCGTCCATGATAACTAAATTTTTATTAGGTAACATATTACTCATGTCATCGAGTTAAACCTCAGACTTCCCAGGAACCAGCACATTAATTTTTACATAACTTATGTATGTTAGTTCATAAAAACCTTATGAAACGTAAAGATGAATTAAGGATGAGGTACATTTACATGTTACCTCCTATCAAGGGTTACCCGTTGGGAAAGATAGGTTAGACAGTAGACATTGCTAGTAGAATGAGTGACTACAGTCTACCTGCACAATTTCCAGTTATCCTAGAAAGTAAAGTGTGCATGCAAAAAGAAATTACTGAGCTAGAGAAGCACTACCAGCTAAAGTACTTTGGGTACCTTGATACAGAGAAGACACCTGCAAAGTTTAGACCACCTAAAAAACTAACTGGACATCAACTAAAAAAGCAGCTAATTTCAAAAATATTAAGGGAGTCTCGCGAGTTACATGGTCAAAGCACCCAAGATCACTCCTTACCGCTTAGTAATAAAGATAAAGGTAACCATATCAATAAAAAGAAAGCCAAGGTCGAGACTATTTCTCAGAAAGAACTTGACTTCCTAGAGAGCAGGCAGACTCAAGACTTCCCTTCTCAAGACTTCCCTCTTCCAACTCTCAATATATAGCCACAGAAAGCTAAACCACTTTCTCTCAAGATGGCTGACTCAATACAAGACACTGCTCAAGACTGGCTCTCCTCAAGGTCAGACAGGCACTTCAACAAGCTCTACAACAGGCTCTTCCCTGGTCTCTTCAACTACGCCAAGACTTTCCTCTCGTGTACCGACTCTGCTAGGGCTGTTGTCCAGAAAGCCTGGTGCAACGCTCTACTCAGCATCGACAGGTACGACTCCAGCCTGGGTGGTTTCTCCACCTGGATGTACAGGATAGTGCGCAACGAGTGCTTCGTAGAGAAGCGTTACCAGACTCACACCCACAGCGCTGACTTTCAGGACGAGAACGTGGCTCTCGGTAAGCTCCTCTACGTGCCTCCTGACGAGGAGAGGGTCCTGCTTTCCCACGAGATGGACAAGCAGCTCCACCACGTGCAGACCATGCACCAGAGGTTCCTTCCCAGGCACGTCAAGATATTCCAGATGATCACCTACCAGGGTAAGACCTACAGGGAAGTGGCTGAAGAGTTCCAGATCAATATCAACACTGTCAAGTCCACCATGCACAACCTCAGGAAAGTCCTCAAGCAGACTTACGAGATGGGCCTGACCGTGGATGACTTTGAAGGGCCCCTCAACTTTGTGCTGCCCCGCAAGAGACCTCCCACCAAGCGTTCTGTTGAGCGAAACTCCTTCTGAGGGTGATATATAATCCAAACAAAACAATCATGTGGAAACTCTACCGCAAGAAGTAAAGCTCATTTAACCACTCATCAACAAATGACCAACCTCCCAGAGATACTCTCGACAATAGCCTCCCTGCAGACCCAGGTCTCTTCCATGGTCGAGGAGCTGAAGAAACTAAACAACAAGAGATGAGCAACTACAAACTTTCTCAAGCAGGTTACCAGATGATCTGCAACCTTGAGGGTGTCAGGACACAAGCGTACAGAGACGCAGTGGGTATCCCAACGATCGGTATCGGGTTCATCCACGTGGCTGGTCTGCCTGTGAAGATGGGAGACACCCTCACCCTTGACCAAGTCAAGACAGAGTTCCTCTACCAGATCGTGCGTTACGAGCAAGCTGTCAACACCCTGGTCACCTCCCAGATAACACAACCAATGTTCGACTCGCTCGTCTCCTTCGCTTTCAACCTGGGCACCACTGCCCTAGCGCAGTCCACACTCCTCAAGCGAGTCAACCATGACCCTCAAGACCCTTCCATCAAGCAAGAGTTCCTCCGCTGGGACGAAGCAGGTGGGCACGTCATCTCTGGCCTCCTCAAGCGCCGGCAGACAGAGGCAAACAACTACTTCTCAAGATGATCAACTTCTACGAACTTAAAATAGGTGACAAGATAGCATCAATACATGACAAAGGGAAAGTTGGAATTGTAATCCATTTACACATTGTAAGCTATTTACACAAAGAAAAATCTTACAATATCACTTCTCAAGATGAGAAGGGTACCTTGTGCTTTTCAAGCTGCGAAACTGCAGACTTTCATTACTTAGACAGAGCAGATTCTCAAGACCTCGAAGCACCTCCAGCTGACTTTGACGACACAGTATACCACCCTGAAGACTGATGACAAGACACTTCTTGCAAAATGACATTGTCAAGTGTCTCTACAGCAAGTTCCCAGCCGCTCCACTCTCTCACCAAGACCAGGAAGATCTCAATCTCTTTCAACCTCTAACCAGATAACAAACAATGACACAACCACTAACAGACAAGACCGTATTCTTAGAGTACTGCATACAGAACGGTAGAATTGAACTTCTAGATTACAAGAGCTCTGTATCAAAAGAAGATTTCAATAGGATGTATCACGAGTTTGCAACGCATACTATCACGGTCGTGCAAAGTAATGCGGACGGCACAGTCACCAAGAGAGTAATCCCTCGCGAAGATTTCGAAGAAATGTACAAGGTTTGTTGCAATGACTCAGACACAGTAGAAAATGTTCTTGACAAGGTCATAGTCTCTCCGTTCTTCGGAGCGCACCCTCTCTACGTCCCTAACCCTAGCTAGACCCATGCCAGAAGAACAAGTACCTCAAGACAAGCCAAGTCTCACCCAGACTAGCAGGCCAGCACCCAGGACAGCCTGGAAGCCGGGGACTTCAGGCAACCCGGGCGGCAAGTCTGCTCAAGCACAGCGCGCCAAGGCTGAGGCAGACCTTGCAAGGGCACGCATCCTCGAGAACCTCACAGCCTACGTTGACGCGCACAACTCCACTCTGCTGCAGATGGACGAGCTCATCCTCACCTGCGAGACACCCTTCGAGCTTGCCAAGCTGATGGCCATCCGCAAGAACATCGAGCTGTGCATGTCCTACATCATCTCCAAGCCCAAGCAAGAACTTGACGTCACCTCTGCTGGCGAGCCCATCGTCTTTGTCAGACCACCCATAACAAACAACCCAGACATCCGTGAGCAAGGAGCTGATCTACCCTAGGGCCTACTGGCCCATCTTCTCTAGCAAGAAGCCCTACTTCGTCATCTCAGGCTCCCGCTCCTCGGGCAAGACACGTACAGTTGTCCAGTACTTCATCGACCTGATGATCAACTCACCCTTCTTCCAGGGTATCATGTCACGCTACACTGCAGAGAAGCTGTACAAGACTACCTACAAGGAGATGGAGCACCTCATCCTCGAGTACGACCTTGTCGAGAAGGGTTACCTAGTCAAGACCTCTCAGGGCTGGCGCTCCTCTAGGCGCAACAACCGCAACACCTACAACGAGGTCATCTTCCAGTCGATGAAAGTCAGCGACATGTCCCAGGACGCCAAGCTGAAAGGGTTTGCCAACACCACGCACCTCCTGCTTGACGAGACCACCGAGATCGCCCACTACTCAGAGTACCGACAGTTCTGTGACTCTATCCGTACCAAGAACGCCCATATTCAGATATTCCTCTGCTTCAACCCTAGCACCAAGCGGCACTGGATATACGAGCACTTCTACCTAGCAGACAAGCACCCCAAGCCCGTCTTCCTCGACACACACGAGTTCATCCACACCACCTACCGAGACTGTGTCCACCCAGAGACTGGTGACTGGCTCTTCAACTACGAGAAGATGTCTGGTGACATGGAGATCTCCAGGGCTACCAACATGATCGAGTACATGAACGTCTACGAGGGTTGCTGGACTGCGGGTGTCGAGGGCCAGATATACAGCGGCTGGAAGGTCTCAGACAACCCAGACCCTCCCGGCGAGGTCATCTATGGGTTGGACTTCGGTTCTACTGACCCGACTGCCTGCGTCAGGGCGCACGTCGATAGGGACAAGAAGACTCTCCACCTCCACGAAGTCATGTACGCTACCAAGCTTGACACTCAGGAATGGTACGACACACTAGTCAGCAGGGGAGTACCCCTCAATGCTGAGATCATAGCAGACTCAGCAGCACCCACCTCGATAGCAGACCTCAAGAGGATGGGTTTCAAGAACATCAGGCCCTGCCTCAAGGGGGCAGACAGCATTGTCGCGGGTATCAACAGAGTGAAGCAGTACGCAGTCACCTACAGCAGCTCCTCGCAGAACCTGGCTAGGGAGTACGACCTCTACGCCTGGAAGAAGGGCACTGACAAGCCTGAGGATTGCAACAACCACCTCATGGACGCTGTGAGATATTGCCTCAGCTTGGACAAGCTAGCACCCACTCGCATGTTCGACACCTACCACCTAGAAAAAGTGGCTGAGATGAAAGCAGAGGGTGGCCCAGACGCTGTCATGTGGTGGAAGTAACCAGACTCACTGGATATATACTACATGGACACTTACCTCACCTACTCCTCCTTCATCACAGCTATCCTGACATGGCTCCAGGGTCACCCCCAGCTAGCCACTGTCAAGATGGGGACGATCACTGAGCTGACCACTCCACTCGACAGCTCCACTGTCACCTACCCCTACTGCTTCGTGCTACAGGACATGAACACTCCCAGGCTCTGGTTGCGTTCAAACTCTAGCACCTCTGACATGCTGGTGGAGCTGAAGATGTCGATCATGGACCAGTGCAGGGACGGGGCCACCACTCTCCTCACCCAAGCAGACCGCCTCACCAGGCAGTCTAACATGATAGACATTGCTAGGGACTTCATCACCTACTTCAACACGGTCACGGGAGACTTTGGCCCCTACTACATAGACAACCAGTCTGGTAACTTGAAAGTGCAACTGCACCCCTTCTCAGACAAGTTCACTGACAAGGTGACAGGGGTGGAGTTCACGGTGCAGTTCGTTGTCGAGCAGCCGCAACAGAGGTTGTACATACCGGGTTACCCTTACCTCGGGCCAACAGGATACTAAGAGATGCAGATAAATGTAAAGAGCAGCTTCCCGGACATAGACTACGTCGACAGTGTCAGGTCAAGGCTGGGGTGGAGGATCGCCAAGGAGTGTGAGTCCTACGCCATCGCAGCTTGCCCGTCAGACTCTGGGTCGCTGGTGGGCAGCATAGAGTTCGCCTACGATGATGATAGCCAGACAGTGCAGGCGGGCATGAACATCTACGGTTTCTTTGTCAACTTTGGCGTGCTGGGCTACCTGGGTAATGACCCGGGGGTGGTGGACATCGACAGTGTCTGGGGTATCGATGCTACTTCGGGTTCACAGTTCAAGTTCCAGCACAAGGTCATCGGCGGTGACCTTCCCTACGCGGTGCGCCAGTCGATAGCGCTGAACGGTATCAAGGCTGAGAAGTTCTTACCAGACAGCAACGAGATACAAGAGATGGTGAGGAGGTTCACAGCCGAGTACAAGAAACTATACGGGAAATGAAAGGATCAAGCACAAATACACACACAATCTGGTTTGCTCTGTCTAACGATAAGACTTACACCATAGACAGAGTGAAAGTGAAGCACTGGAAAGAGATAAAGAACTTGCTAGGTAACGATGACCTAGAGAGCTGTGTCAAGATAGTTTCTGTCTTAGCAGAGTGCCCTCAAGAAGAGCTGCTGGACAATATGAACTTTGCAGCTTTCAAGAAGCTCTACCAAGACATAGTAGAAAAAGTGTTCAATAACACCGATGCTCCCTTTGTCAACTCTTTGCACTTGGAAGGACAAGACTATGCTTTCTTTGACTTTGCAAAGATGACGCTTGGTGAGATGTCTAACTTAGACATATTTTTCAAAGACGAGAGTGACAACAGTATCAACGAGGTGCTGTCAGTGATGTACAGACCTGTCATCGATAACACGCTAAGAGGGTTCAAAGTTGAAGAGTACGACAGTGACAAGTGCGCCGCTAGGCAACACCTCTTTGACGAGGTAGATGTACGAGTCTACAAGGGTGCAAGCTCTTTTTTTTTAGCTACCGCAGAAAGCTGCAATCTTATTACCCTTCGATATTTGGCGAAGAAAGAGAAGAACTGGAAAACACGAAAGAAGCTATTGTCACTGCACAAGACGCTTTCAAGGGCTGGTACGAAGTCGTCATACAACTTGCCGGAGGAGACATTCTCAAGGCTGAAGCAGTCGAGAGACTTAATCACAAGATTGCTCTCGACTACATAGTCTACATGAGCAACAAGGCAATAGAGGCAGAGAACAGGAAAGAGGAAGCCAGCAGGCAGGGAGCTCCCTGGTAATAAATAACTAGAATGATAACAGGACAGGACAACAGCCCAGCAGTCTACGAGGCCCTCTGGGGACCGATAATCTACTCAGCTACTAGCGACCACGTGAACAGCTTGAACTTCAGCTACGTGTTTGACGTGTTTGTCAACAGTAGTTACGCGGGCAGGCTGGTGCAGCAACCCAACAGCAACGGGGTGGGTATCATAGACGTGGCACCGATAGCCAGGAACTACGCTAACCTACCACATAGCGTGCTCCATGAGATAGCTTCTGCAGTGTACCCGATGGGCTCCACCTCGGCTACCTGGACTAACACTTTTCAAGCTGGTGACTACACCATGCGCGTCACACCCATCCACGGGTACGACAGCCAGGTGCTGGTGCAGGTGAACGTGGGAGAGCAGTATCAGGTGCTGACCTCTGACTACGTCACCGGTGCAACGTTGTCCTCTGTCGGCACCGCGTTGCAAATGTTCAACGGTCTGACAAACTCTTCTTCGGGCTGGGTGGGTAGCAACCCGTTGGGTTCTGGTGAGCTGTACGTGCAGTACTTCCTGACGACTGCTCAAGACTATGGTGACGGGTTGTGCAGGGGTATCCCAGCAGGCATCGATTGGGAGAAAGTCTACACACAGAACACGGTGAACTACGCGTTGAACTGCGCTTCCCTTGCGCCCTACCTCATGCCAGGGTCAACTGCGGGTTGGTCAGACCCCCTGAAGTACCCGTGGCCTGCTAGCAACACTCCAGACTTGGTACCGGGTAAGTTCCTCTCAGACAACACTTCTTCCCTTGCAACGCAGACATGGACTAACGTATTTCAAGCATGCACTGCCAGTGTCAACATTGTCGGGACACATGACCATGCCACCCTCCAGTGGTTGAACATCGCACCCCAGATGGGCACCTCTGACACGCACCAACGCTTCATCACACCAGGTTGGGTCAGCATTGTCTTCACCACCAAGACTGGTAGTCACTTTGCTTACCAACTGGGTAACTGGTCAACAGCCTCTTCCTTCAGCCCGGGTGTCAACGCTGCAGACACCCTTTCCAACAGGGTGGTCGACAGCGGCACCTTCGCTACCAGCACTGACGCTAATGGTATCAAGTACGCTGGTGCCACCTTCTCCTTCATGCAGTCTCTGGTCACTGGCCCCGCAGACCTGGCACCGATATTCAATAGCACAACCTACCCGTCCTTCGACTTCACCCAGGTGGCCTACTACGACGTGCAGCTCTTCAGCTTCGCGGGCCCAACCTTCCCTGGTACAACAGCCCCTAGCACGCCCTACCCAGCTGACGAGGGGTTCGCCTACGGTGTCACTGGCACCTCTGGTTACAACTACCCGATCAGCCAGGTAGTACGCTACGTCATCTACAACCCTGACCCTAATGATTACCCACCTATCAGGTTCTCCTGGTTGAACAGCCTGGGTGGAAGGGACTACTACAACTTCACCAAGTACTTTGAAGTGACCACAGAGACTGACACCAGCAACACTTTCTGGAGAGACCCAGCCTACTGGAATAACGCTTCAAGCTCGCACACCTGGGTGTCTGCACCGTGGCAAGGTGGCACGCAGGTCATCAACAACACTGTCACAAGGAAGATAACAGTGGTCTCTGACTACATCCCTGCTGCAGAAGTGACATTCCTGAAGAGCCTCTACAACAGCCCTCTCGTGCATGTCTGGTTACCCTGGAACCCGCTCTACCCGCTGACCGCGGTCAGGACAGACGCTAGCTACAGCGAGAAGAAACAGATCAGCATAGACAGCAAGTTGGTGCAGCTCTCCTGGACTTACGAGCTCAGCATCCCTGGTAACGTGCAGACAGCCTAAAAGAAACTAGAAACAAAGATGGACTTAACTCAGTCACCCTACATACCACCACAAGCTCTGGTAACGACCTTTGACTCGACAGGGTTCGCTACCGGTGGGACAGGCCTTGTCAACATACAGGACGGTAGGGGAAGGGACTCGAGCGTGCAAATAGGTGTCTCTGGCACGACAGGCCCTGGTCTGGTGGTGCAGAACGAGTTGCTGATCACTGGAGCCTCTGGAGCCACAGTGACGATCGGAGTCTCTGGGAGCAGTTTCCTGGGTGGCACGTTCAGCGTCAGCCCGGTGCTGCAGGTGTACGGGACTGGGGGGACTGCAGTAACATTGACTCTTACCACTAATCCAAGTTCTTTAGTTGGATTAAACATAGAAGATAATAGTAACGGTGCTTTTTCAACATTCAGTAGCCTTGGAATGGACATGGGTTTCATTGGTAGCACTACTAGTGTATTCAGCTTAGGTTTCGCTCCAAATGATACACTAATGCAATTGTCTAACGCGTATGGTACAGCACCTAGTTCAGTGATCACTCTTGAAACATATGGAGCTACTGCTAGCATGACACTTTCAGGAACTGGTGGATTAACTTCTACTTTGAGTAACTCTGAATTACTCTTTGAAGATGGTTCATCTTTTGCATTTATTGGCACTACACAGCTAAATTTAGAAAGTGATGATGGCTCTGCTCAAATTAATTTAGGTATAGGCAGCCTTGGTGTGGATGCATTTTTTTACAGCAATTTTGGTAGCATAGGTTCAACTGAACATTCATTTATTAGATTTCTTGTAGCTGGTGCCACAGCTGGAATAACCATTACTAATGGTAATGCAGGAGGTATCACTATGCTCGTTCCTACTGGCGAGACAATGTCAGGTGGTGCTATCTTCAGGAGCATGGGTGGCACTGTGGCCTACCTCTCTGACATCACCACAGGTGCCTCTTTCCAGTCAGTCACTACCGCTGGTGCCATCACTTCCAACCAGGTCTTCTTTGCTGCTGGTTCCACCTCCAACGTCATC